TCTTAAAATTCGAGGCGGACGAAAGCGACGGAAGCCACGAGCCGAGTCTCACGATGGCCTTGATGGGCGTGTCTCCGAGCAGTCCGACAAACGTTGAAAAAGCCGCGAAAATCACCATTCTTGCCGATGGTCCCAAAAGGGTGTTGCGATATTCCGAAAGTGGGGCTGTAAAAAAGGACCTGAAGACAGGCAGAAACGCCGACTTTTCCTTTACGATTGAGCGAGGCACCAGAATCGCCCTGGAGTCGTGGCTTGTCGATACCTTAGATAGATGCATCTGAGGCCGTGGAATATCTGCAGGATCTTCTGCGCAGGTTTCTAATCGACGATCCGGCGCCACCGATTCAGGAAGCGCTAAGCTATCAAACCGAAACCGGAATGATGCTTTGGTCTGCACTCGGCGGCGCCGTCATAGGCGCGGTCTTCGGCGGCCTGATTCAGGCTGCGATTTCATGGCTCGATCGCCGAGCTGCTCGACAAGAGCGCCATGCCGCCCAGATGGATTCCGATCGAGCGGCGGCGTACAGTTGCTTTATTAAGGCCAGCACGATGGCTCACCAGTTGATCGTGCTCCATGAAGAGCTTCAGAAGACGGTTTTGCAGGCGGCGGATTTGGGACGATCCGAACTGCCGCTATGGGTACAGGTTCCGCCAATCTACGGCCTTCCGTCTTCATCGGTGGATCTCTCCACCGACGATATCGCGATCTTGTTCAAATACGACCTTTACAAGCAATCCAACGAGCTGGCCGTCCTGAATGAAGCGTATAGATCGACCATGGCAGATTTCGCGGAGTATCTGCGTCTTCGCACCGATCTCATGGAGCAGCTTCCCGAAGCGGCCTATCGAGATTTTGACCCGGCATCATTGCCGGCCGAGATGCACACCAGGTTTCGCGCTCGGTTTCATCGGCTGGAGATCATCATCGATGGCGTAATAGGCAAAGCCAACGAGGGGCACCGTCGGGCTTTTCAACTGGCGGATGACATTTGGCCAGCATTTCAGGACGTCTTCGGAGAGGACCGGTTTCCGGCTGTATTAAGCAAACTCGGCGATACAGAGCAATCGACGTCTGACCCGCCCGATCATCACTGATGCCCCGTATTCGGCGACCGAACGAAAGTGTCCGTTCTGCCCACATTGGCGTTGACTGTCGGCTTCGTCACCAGGCCGCTGGTATTGACATTGACCTTCACGGAATTGAGTATGCGCGCGGCGTCCGCCGCAGCGGCCGTGATCATCCGCGCGAGCTGCGTGCCGGCATCTAACAGCGCCCGCCCGGCCTCTTCGCCACCGCCCTTGATTTCATCGCCGCTGGCCTTGCTGGCGGCCGAAAGAGCCGCATCCTGCTTGTCGATGAAACTCGCTAGCGGATTTTGATAATTGAACGCGTCTGGCATTGCGAACTTCTCAGGCGTCTTCGATATCGGCCGGTTCGGCTGGCGACCGAGCACGTTGTAGGCAAAAGGCATCCTCTTCTGCATGTTTTTCAGGTCCGGCCGATCGGCCGGCACATACCCGCCCTCCCTGGCGATCTGCTCGTAATCCTTGGCGGCTGGGAACGTACCGATAGGAAGTCGGTTGATAAGCTCCCATTCCTTCCGCCAGCCCGTAAAGCCGCGCTTCTCCAGCCCGGCGCGTGCGGCGCTTTCCATGTCGGTAGCTTCGGAGAGTGTATTGAGCACCGCCGTCACCGGCTCCTCCACTGCCTTGCCAAATGATTGCGCGGCGCGGTCCATGCTCGCCTTCATCCGGTCGATGCCGGTCTGAGGATCCTGCAAAATCCGCTTCACGTCGCGATCGACGGCGCCTTGCGCGCCGGGATCGCGGCCGGCCGCGAGGAACCGCTTGTAGCTGTCCGGCTTGTCGAGCAACGACGTCATGCCGAGTTTGACTTGGGTATCTTCGAACAACAGCGAGAGATTGTTCATGTTGCCCTTGAGAGCCTTCCGCGTGATATCGGTAAAGGCCTCGATCGGCGCGACGCCACGTTTCGTTGCGGAGGTCATTTCCTTTTCGAGATCGATCCCCATTTTCTTGAATTTGTTGCGGGTCTCCTGGCTGTTGACCTTGCCAAAGATATTCACCGCCTGCACTGCAGCATCGGCCGAGGTCGCCGTCCCCTCGCGAAGAGTCTGCAGCATGGCGTTGAGCCTGACCAGCCCATCCATTCCCTTGTCGCCGAGGACGCTGTAGGCGTTAGCGACGGTCGGCAATTCAGCCGCCATATCCTTCATTTCGAAGGCGCCGGCCTTGCCCTGCGTCAGCATCACGTCGAATGCTGCCTGCATCTTCTCCTTGGTGATATCCATCGCGCCGGCGAGCACCCCGGCCGTCTTCGCCATATCGGCGTATTCGGTATTTGCCGCCTGGGCGGTCTTGACGACATCGGGCAGGAAGTCGAGTGCCTCGCGCATGCTCTTGCCGCTGGCGATCAAAGTGTCGAGGCTTTCGACGACCTTCTCTGGCGGCGCGGCGAATTCCTTCGACAGACGCGCGACGCTCTCCCGCGCCTCGTTCAATTCTACATCGGTCGCCTTGGCGGTGATCGCGATGCGCGTGAGTTGCCGCTCCCGGCCGGAGAAATCGGTATACGCTTCCTTGGCGACATAGCCGACGGAAACAGCAGCCATCGCTTTCACATAGAGTGCATTGAGCCGGTCGAAGTCCTGTACCTGTTGCCGCGCCGAGGCGGTGTTGCGCCTGTTGAATTCGGCCGCTTGGCGCGACACGCGATCCATCTTGCTGGCCAGCCCCTTAAACACGCCGCCAGTTGCGTCGGTGGCGGAAACCTTAAGCCTGGCTTCAACGGTCTTCATGGTCTATTCCTTCGGCCTGCTGAAGAATTCGACGGCGCGGCCGGCCCAATGATTGATGCCGGACAACGGCATGTTTTCGATTACGTCTGGGGAGACACCGGCTCGGAAGACGAGCCAGTCGGCGTCTTGTTCGATGCCACCGGTTCGGAAAAAAAATCGGTCACCGCCTTTGCCAGCCGCATAGAATCAACGGCTGATATGTAGGCCAGCGCTTCCGAGGTGGGCTTGATCGCCAAGCGGTCGATGTATTGGTCGATGACGTTGAAATGCGTGATGACCATCACGCCGCCAGAGCCGTTCGGCTGGTATTCGACGGGCGCCCCCAAGCCGTCTCTGAACACGTCGTTGTAGCGCGGCTCGCGCAGCGTCACGGCGTCGAACTTGATACCGGGATTGTGCGGCTCATCATAGCTTTGGGTAAGTTTGACGATTGTTTCAGGCATTGGATTACCTCGTTAGAAAATGAGGCCTCCGGTGACGGCCGGAGGCCCCGAATGTCGGGCTCGAAATGAAAAAACCAACCCGACTATCTGCGACGAGGAAGGACCCGCCGCAAAATCCGATCCAGCGCGCTAGGCGCCGGGGTTCATGTAGGCGGCGCGGTAGTCCAGCGGACCGCAGCCGAAGTCTAGATAGCAACGGTATTCACGGCCGAGTGTGCTCCAACCGTCTTGCGCCTCGATCTGTGGGCCTTCCGCACCGTCGAGATAGCCGTGCGCGAAGGCGGGCCGGCGTTCTGGGTCAGCGAACAGATACCACGCATTCGCGGTAATCCTGTTTTCTACCATGAGCTTTAGCTTGGTGCCGCTGAAGGGATTGACGTCGCCGCTTTTCGTTGGCTGAAGCGCGGCGAGGATTGTTTCGGCTTCCGTTTCTTTTGCCGGTCCAACCAAGAGGACGGCCGGGGCGGTGCCCGCAGTTCCTGTGCCGTTGACGTTCTTTTGGGTTCGCATCGCCAGCCGAGCCTTTGCGAGGTTCGCGATATCGATCACCGAGGCCGGGCTTCCCAGGTTGCCATGACTGGCATGAAAGAACGGATTACCGTCGGCAAGCGTGACGCCTGATCCGGAGTTCGCCGAAAGCAGCTCGTAAAGTAGATCGCCCTCGGTCGCCGTCGCAGATTCGATGAAGGCGGCAATTGTATCAGCGATGACACCCAAATCATCGTTGATAAGCACTTCGCGGGAGAGTTTGAACATCACCCCATGAGTTCGAAGGCCGAACGACTCGCTTTCGGTGGACATCGTCCCATGCTTCAGCTCACCACTTTCCAGAACGGGCTGGAGCTTCGGCGCCTCGCCCGGCCGGATATACTTGGTCTTGCGGAAGTCCTTTTGGTTGCGCTTCCGAGATAGCATTTTGAGCGAAGCGGGATCGGACTGGAAACGCTCAAGCAAAGCACGTTGAGCGCCATCTTGGAACAGTGACGGAAAGTCCGACGTGGTATGCCCAGCCCGCGCGCCCCATCCCGCGCCTTCCCCGCTTAGCATCATGGCGCCGATCCGACGATCGTCCATCCCTCGCGTATCGACGCCATTAGACGCGAGCAGCTCCCTACCCAGCTCGATCATGGACCGGCTTCGCATTGGATTGTTTCGCTCTTCACCTGTCCCGCCGAGCCGGACTGCGATCGCATCGACGATATCGGTGGAAACCTGGTCGGATCGACCGTTACCGACAATTGGCGCGCCGCCTTGTGAATATGCGCTGGTCGGCGCCTGCCTGCTTTTCTCTGCAAGCACCGCGAACAGCGCCGCTCGTGCCGCCCCAACGGTTTCAACGCCCTGCAATGCAGTGTCGATTGTTCGCATATCCATGCCGCCCCTGGCGAAATGGACACGCACCGTGTCAATCGTTTCTTCGGCGTCGTCCGATCGGCGGCGATCGGGGGCGCGATCGTCTTCGCCGTCGATGTACTCTTCTTCATCCGTCGGCGCATGCTGTCCGACGCGGATTGTGCGTTTGGCCATGGTGGTCTTTCCTCTGATTGACGCGTTGTGATCCGCCGGCACGCTGACCAGCGATACTTCGTACGGCTCCCATTGGGTGACCGTTCGGATTGTCGTGCCCTTGGGGCGCTCTTCCTCGTCGTAGTCGGCAATCCGATAGCCAACGGAGACCTTGTTGATCATGCCGTCGCGCACCAGGTCGAAGGCCTGGCGGCCGCTTTCGGTGTCGGCGAATTTGACGGTGATATAGAGTTTGCTGTCGGCGATCCGCCACTTGGTTGCTATCCCGAGCGTCGCAAGGACGGTGTCGCGGTTATGGCTGTCGAGGACCGGGAGGCCGTTGAGCCGCTTTGCATTGATCGCGTTTCGATCGCACCTGAGGATTTCCCGCACCGGGCCGAGCCATCCCCGCATTTCCACCGGCGTCTCGGTCGCGGCGGTCACCTCGACAGTGCGGGCGCTTTCATCGAGCGTGCTGGGCGTGAACTTGGTTTCACGGTGGAAGTCGGTCTGGCCCTTGCGGATCGCTTGCGGCATTCCCGGCCCCTCAATCCAGCTCTGCGAGTGCGGCCAGCGTCCGCCGGGCGATGGCCGAAAGGTTCACGACGTCGACGGTATCGTAAGGCCGACTTGTGAGCCAATCCTCAGCGGTAAACGCCTGGTTGATCCTGTCGCCAAGTTCGTACTTGCGCACGACGAGCAGATGCTCGACCAAGACCGCATTGCCATCGAACAGCCCAACAATCAGCAGGAACATGTCCTCGGATGACGGTGTGACCTGTTCTACGACAGCGACAACATCAGTCGTTGCCGCAAAACGGAAAGTGCTTTCGAGCCCATAGCCCTTTGCCGCTAGAGCAAGTGCGATCGCAATCTTGCAAACATCGACTGCGGTATAGCGCCGACGCGCGTTCGGATTTTCAACGCCGTTCGAGAGTTCCGTGTAGCCGTAGTCGCATCCACTCCGGTCCCGCCATTGACGGACGGCGATCGGCGTCAAATCGAACACCTTGGCAACGTCGCCGGCGAAATAGAATTCCTTGGTGGTCATGCTGCGACTTCCCGTTTCATTGAATGGTTACATAAATCATCCAATCCAGCGATGTCAAGCGTATCGATGAGGCATGTAACGATTCATGCCCTACCCCCATTGGGTCCTTCCCTGGCCTCTCTCCCTTGCGGGGCGGGGCGACCCCGAGAGTTCGCTAGTCGGAGCACTCTGAAAACTGGGTTGTCGAGGTTGTCGAGTTCGGTTGTCGGGTTGTCGTGACAGGGGTGACAGGGCGCTTGACAGGCATGACAGGGCTAAAACCTGTCAGGTTGTCAGGGTTCTTGTCAGGTTTGTCAGGGTTGACAGGTCAGCTTTTGAAACGGTCCGACTAGCGAACTCTCGGGGTCGCCCCGCCCCGCAAGGGGGAGAGGGCTGGGAAGGACCGGAGGGTGATCGATCGAGATCGTCGGATGGCCAAGGGTTGCAAGCAAGATGGCTGCGAAGCACTGCGTTTAGAGTGTTTGACCATTTATGACCATCTCAATGAATATAGGGATGACCATTAATATCTTTATAAATCAGATACTTTTACCGTTCTTACCATTTATAGGGTCGCATATAGAACGGGAGATAATCTCCCGCCCCTCTTCTCAATGTCTATTGCGCATGGAAAAATGGTCATAATGGTCAAAGCCATTGATATTTCTACATATAAACCTTCATTGCGATAGTCATAGGAATGGTCACAAA